CTTCGACATCGCCGCCGGCGACATCGGCGAGAGCATGGGCACACTGTCGCAACTGTACAAGGTGCCGATCAAGGACATCGGGCAGCTGGGCGATGCCATCAACTGGCTGGACGACAACGCTCGCTCAAATGGCGGCGACATCATCGACGTCATGCAGCGCATCGCCGGCTCGGCGGCCATGGCGAGGATGAACTTCAAGGAAGCGGCGGCGCTGGGCAGCACCTTCCTGACTCTAGGTGCGGGCAGCGAAGTCGCGGCATCGGCCAGCAACGCGATGATCCGCGAACTGTCGATCGCAACCATGCAGACCAAGCGATTCCAGGCCGGTCTGGACATGCTGAAGCTGGACGCCAAAGCGATCCAGCTGGGCATGAGCAAGGATGCCACCGGCACCATCCTCAAGGTGCTGGACGCCATCCGCGCGCTGCCGCAGGAAAAGCAGCTCGAAGCCGCCACCCGCATGTTCGGCAAGGAATTCGGCGACGATGCCTCCAAGCTGGCAGTGAACATCGGCGAATACCGGCGCCAGCTCGAGCTGGTGAACGATGCGCAGGCCAAGGGCTCCATGGCTCAAGAGGCAAGGGCGCGGCTGGAGGCGCTCAGCGCGCAGTACACGCTGGCAAAAAATACCATGTCAAATGTCGCGGCTGAAATCGGCGCCAACCTCAAACCCGCGTTGGTTGACCTGCTGCAGGCCGGCGCGGGTGTGCTGAAGAATGTGCGCGACTGGATGAAGGAAAACCCCGGCCTCACCTCGGCGCTGGTCAAGATCGCCGCCGTGGGTGCCGTGGTGGTGACCGTGATCGGCGCCCTCGTGTTCGCCGTCGGCGCGCTGATCGCGCCCGTCGCCCTGCTCAAGTTCGGTCTCACCTGGCTGGGCGTGAGCGCAGGCGGGGCGGTAAGCGGCCTGCTGGCATTTCTCAATCCGCTGGCCAAGCTGGCGGCCGCGTTCTCTGTCGGCTATGCCTTCGGCACGCTGGTCAACGGCTGGCTGGATTCATTCGTCAGCAAGATCTTCGGCTACAAGACCACGCTCGGCGGAGCCATCTTCGACATCGTGCAGATGTTCAAGAACGGCAACTGGTCGCAGATCGGCATGCTGATGTTGCGCGGCATCGAGGCGGGGCTCGACTTCCTCACCATGGGCCTGTACGGCAAGATGAAGAACATCGCCGGCGGCTTGATCACGACGGCAAAGAAGGTGTTCGGCATCAAGTCCCCCTCCACCGTGTTCAACGTCCTCGGCCGCTACACCATGGCCGGGCTGTCCGGCGGCATCGATGCCGGCCGGCAGGGCGCAGTCAGTGCCGTCTCCAACGCCGCGCGCAAGGTCGCGGCCGCCGGCGCCGGCATGCTGCTGGGCGGCGCGGCCATGGCCGGCCCGCCGATCGACAGCCGGCCGGCGCTGGCAGGGCAGGGCGGCGGTGCCGGGGCTGCGGGTGGCAACACCTTCATCTTCCAGATTCACGCGGCACCAGGCATGAACGAAGAGGCGCTGGCGCGCGCCATCGAGCGCAAGTTAAGACAGGTCGAATCCCAGCACGCTGCACGCGGTCGTAGCCGCCTGAGCGACAAGGAGTAAGCCCATGATGATGGCGCTCGGCCTCTTCGTATTCGCCACCGCGACCCTGCCTTACCAGCAGCTGCAGCGCACGACCAGCTGGCGGCACCCGTCCAACAGCCGCCTGGGCCTGCGTCCTGCGCGCCAATTCATGGGGCCCGGCGACGACAGCATCACCCTCTCCGGCACGCTGTACCCGGAGCTGACCGGCGGCCGCGTGTCGCTGGCCATGGTCCGCGCCATGGCCGAAACCGGCAAAGCCTGGCCGTTGATCGAAGGCAGCGGCGCGTTCTACGGCCTGTGGGTGGTCGAATCCATCGACGAAACCGGCAGCGTGTTCTTTGCCGACGGCAGCGCCCGCAAGATCGATTTCAGCCTCAAGCTGGCCCGCAAAGATGACGAGGCGGTGGACAACATGCTGGGCAGCATCTCCAGCAGCCTGCTGGCCATGTTGTAAGCCATGGAAGGCAACAACTCCAAACCCCTCTGGCGCATCCGCGCAGACGGCGTCGACATCACCGCCACGCTCGACTCGCGGCTCCTGTCGCTGACCCACACCGACAACCGCGGCATGGAAGCCGACCAGCTCGATCTCACCCTGGACGATGCCGACGGCCGCCTGGCGCTGCCGCCGCGCGGCGCGGTGTTGTCCCTGGCGCTGGGCTGGGAAGGGGAAGGGCTCACCGACAAGGGCACCTTCACCGTGGACGAGGTCGAGCACAGCGGCGCGCCCGACCAGGTCACCATCCGCGCCCGCAGCGCGGATCTGCGCGCCGGGCTCAGCACCCAGCGCACGCGCAGCTTCCACCAGGTCAACGTCGCCGCCATCGTCAACGACATCGCCGCCGCCCACGGCCTTACCGCCGCCATCGCCGCCACGCTGGCCGGCGAGCTGCTCGACCACCTGGACCAGACCAACGAAAGCGACGCCAACCTGCTCACCCGACTGGCCGGCATGTTCGACGCCATCGCCACCATCAAGGCCGGTCGACTGGTGTTCATGCCCGCCGGCGCCGGCGTGTCGGCCTCGGGTAAGCCGCTGCCGGTGGTGACCATTACCCGCGCCGATGGCGACCAGCACCGTTTCAGCATTGCCGAGCGCGGCAGCTACACCGCCGTCAAGGCGCTGTACAACGACATCGGCCAGGGCCAGCAGGGTGCGGTGATCTGGAGCAAGGAAGAGGACGACGCCGAAGCCAACCGCCAGCCAGAGCCTGTATCAGTGCCTGCAGCGGGCGAATACAAATCGCTCGGCACCAAGTCATACCCCACGCGCGAAAAGGCACTGCGCGCCGCCCGCAAGGCCTGGGAGCAGATCAAGAAAAACGCCACGCTGCGCAAGAAATATGTCGGCGTCGCCGCCAAATACCACGACAAGGCGCTGAACGTGCAGGGCGAGGTGCGCTACGGCCGCGCCGACGACGAAAAGCGCAAGGCAGCGGCCATCAAAACGGCGGAGAGGGACGCCGCCAACGCGCGGCCCGACGTTGACGAAGCCATCGAGCCAAGCGCCGACAACATGAAGACCCTGCGCCACACCTACAGCAGCCAGGCCAACGCCAAGCGCGCAGCGCGCACCGAGTGGCGGCGCATCCAGCGTGGAATGGCGCAGTTCAGCCTCACCCTGGCGCGCGGCCGGACGGACCTGTTCCCGGATCTGCGCGCGGCCGTCAGCGGCTGGAAGCCGGAGATCGACGGCACCGAATGGTGCCTGACCCGGGTCACCAACAACCTCGGCGACGGCGGCTACACCACGGCGCTTGAGATGGAGGTCAAGGCGACGGAGTTGCCGGGCTGATTACAGGCAGATCGACTCGCAAGGGATACCGTCACGGTCGCGGTCTAGCCTGTGAACGCCGCACTGCTCCAAATAGAAGCGCGCCTCCGCGCAGGATGACATCTGCCCGCACGTGCGCTTACCGTCACACGAAAATTTGCGCTTCTGCTTCTTGGTCGGCTTGGTAGTTTCGGCTGCTGCGATGAATTCAGTGCGGCCACCATTGCGCCAGTCGGATGGTGGGATCGGGTTCGCATCTGCCCATAGGCCGGCGCGCGCACCTCGCGCAGCGTCTTGTGCAGCGAAGTAGGCCTGGTCGCGGGCATATTGGTCATAGACCCAAGCCATGCCGGATTGCACCATCGACAGGTTGATGTCCTGTCCGGACTTGAACACTGTGGCGACCATCCTGCCGTACCTGTCGGTGGTTTCTTCCTCCAGCTCAACATCTTTGCCGAAGGCCAGATCAGACAGCGCCTGCTTCGAACGCTGACCGAATGGCTGCGCTTTCTCGGGCGCGTCGATCTGGGCCAACCTGACTTTGATTGGGCGCTTTTCCTGCGTCAGGCAGGTAAGGGTATCTCCATCGGATACCCCCACAACCTTGCATGCGATGTCGGCAGAAAATGCCGGGAGCGGCGTCAGGTACAAAGCGAATACGAACATCAAGTGCGAAATACTCTTCATTTTTTCTCTCCCAAAAAAAAGGCCTGCGAGAATCGCCGTAGAGCGGCGATCTCGCCCCGGCCTAGGCCCTGATATGGATCAAGGTTGAATCTGGCACAACGCCATTGCAGGTTGGATGAACACCGACATCTCTACTGCATTGCCATTTTTGGCGACTTCATCCCCCCTGGGTAATCCAGAACCCAAGGCCTTGCCGTTCAACGCATAGGTCACTCCATCCACCACCAGATAGAGGATATGGGGAGGGTCGCACCCCAGCACTGCTTGGGGCACTTTGAGCGGCCAACTGTCGCCATATTCAGTAGACGTAATCACCTTCGTTCGCGACGGCAAGGGATCATCCGGATAGCCCCCAGGGGATACGATCGCACCAACGACCAGAGCGGCAATGCAG